TAAATATATCGTTATAATCTTGCGATACCCAATCGGTTTGAACTGATAGAGCTTGTTTTGAATCTGCTATATAATTTAAGGTTGAACTATCATAAGGTTGATACGATAATGTAGAAGAACCCCATGTTCCTAATTGTGGTTGATAAGTTCTTCTTTCAGTATTGAATGATTGTCTACTAACCATATTAAAGTTAAACCAATCAAATTGTCCGTATCTATTTTTCCATTTGATTCTTACGTTTGGATACTTTTGCTCACACACTATATTATAGGTGATAGGTTGCCCCAAATTAGTTGAACCATTTTGTGCCTGTATTTGGTATGAAGTATAGCTTCCTGACAAAGGAAACCCACTCTCTGCCGGCCCTATTGGATAGGTTTGTATCTGTTGTGATGATGATGCACTTCCACTAAGCGTTATAAACGCAGTTTGTGTAGCTGAAGTATACTTTAATCTATTTGGTTGTGTAGTTCCAGCGCTCCCAACATATACACCTGTTACACCTTCGTTTACAGTAAATGCAGATTGTGTTGATGGTCCATCAGTCATTAGGGGCCAGAATACTGATGATGTATATATAGGTTGTCCGATTTCTTCTTGGAATATACCATATCCATCTAAGGCTTTATATGTATCAGATTTTAAATGTGAACCAGTCACAAATGAAGAGCCTGAATTATATTGTGTATAGAAATCACATGCAAAGTACATTACATTTGATGTATTAGCTTGTGCTAAATCAGTAAGTGTTGAATTGATAATTCTATTTAAGTCGAATATACCATATAATGATACATTAGGAAACTTCACCATTGTGTATTCAGCGACTGATGATGAATTTGTTAAACTACCTGTCCAATAATATAAATCAGCAACATATTGAAAACCTGTATTAGATATAAGACTACTAACACTTTCAGATATTGAAAATATAATAGGCGATTGTGCTAATGATACAGCTGCGGGTGTTTGTGCAATAGATAAAGCCATTTGTTTTAATTCTTTATTATTTAACCATCTAAAATGAATTTGTAAGTGATGGTTATTTTGCTCTTACTGCTTCTTTTAAATCCAATGCTATTTGTTTACCTAAACCTACTGCATAATCTCTAATAAGTTTCTTTACACTAATATCTTCATATGCCTTTTCAGCAAAATCAAAATGTTGTGGATATCTTTTCTTAATTGTTGCAGTTGTACCTCTACCGCTTCCGTATGGTTTATTCCAATACTTACCATAAGTAGCGCCAGGAGGTGCGAAGTAAAAAGTAATATTTGCCGAACCATTTTTTCCAAATTTAACCATCCTATCAGGTGTGTTGTAAGAACGTAATACATTACGAAGATTGCCCGTTGCACGAGGCGCTAAAGCAGAACCAACATTTCTTATTTGTTTTGCAACATTCTTTAAAGGTAGTTGTACTTTAGATATAGCCATTAACAGGTAGGATTAGGGAATGAGCCAGTTGGTAACAAATTAAATAAACAACGAGGTCTATCATTATGAGTTATCAATGTAAATGTAGCCGCATGTCCTGCTAATCCATTATTAAACCTATCCATAAATGGTTCACAAACTATATCACCATCTATATCAAATGATGCTACTGAATATTGTGTAAAAGAAGTAAGGTCATTGACAATCGCCAAAGAGTTAGCAAGAATATCAATTGTATCATCAACCCCATAAAATGGAATCGTTTGTTCATTTGTGATAGGATTAGATTCGTTATCTTTATTCTTAATCTTGTCAGCAATTATTAATTGTATCTCATGTCTAGTAGTAGAATTAGATACAGTACTACTTAATATATTTACATTACCCAATGGGTACATAGAAAATTCTCTATCATCTACTTCCATCATATCGCCTGTTGTTACTTTGGCAATAGAAGGATGATTAGTCATTATTGTTTCAAAGTATTCTAATGCATTATAATATAATGTATAGTTTACTCCCTGATTATATCTTAAATAATTGCTCATAGATTATAATTGAATACCACCAAAGTATTGATTCGTTTGGTCTGGATATATTTGTGTTTGGTTTCCTACTGATTGTAAATATTGTGGAATTTGGTTTGAGTATGAAATCAAATAGTTTTGTAATCTCAACGCATAGTAGTCAGCATTTGCTTGCGCCTTCGCTAGAAGGTAATCTATCTCCGATTTGCTTGGAGCGACGCCTTGCTCACTCTGTTGCTTCACAGCACCATTAGATTTGAACTGAATAGAACTGAAAGGAATATATTCCACACAAGCGTACCAAATTAAGGTTGGCTTAACGTGTTCTACCATTAAATCTAAATATGCTCCTGTAAATGCGGTTTGTGTTTCGATTTGTTCACCCAAATAATCATACAATACAGTACCTAATAGATTCTTCAAATACTTTACCTGTGCGGTATACATAAATGGTAGAAGTGCATCTGCATCAATAGCACCCTGTAATGGGGTATTCTTAATTATATCGTTTCTTGTAATAAATAATGCGGTTGCCATATCTTATAATTTTTGGGTTGTATATTCTTTGTTAAAAAATGCTCCACTTAAACCATACTCAAATCTTTCGATTGGTTCATCAGGTGCTATATCTTGCGGGTCTGCATCACCTGCATCTTCAATAGTTGCAGGGTTTTCCATTTGGTCGTTAGTTTCATCAGAAACTTCTTCAATAGTTTGACCTGTTTCTTCTGCTTGCTGTGAAAGAATTGCTAATGGAGTTAATTGTTCAAAGTATAGTTCGGCATTATCATATCCACCACACGTCAATGCGTAATCTAAAGTATTTAGAATTACATTTTGGAATGGTGCAATTGTCATTGTTTGTAAGATACTAAAAGCAGTTTTCATTTCTTCTGATTGAGAAGAGAATCCATTGTTAGCAGTTCTGATACCAAACAACAAAGGTGATGTTACTCTATGTGATACAAGGATTCTATCTTGTGCGTATTCTGCTACATAACTAAACTTCTCATGTAGATTATCTATTTGTATTACATCGATAGTCGGTTTAGTAGCAGGGTCATCATTGAATGATAACATAAACTTACCGGCATTATTAGTGCCTGTAAACTTAGCGTATAATAAATCTTCTATTGTTTGTCTTTCTTCAGGAGCTGGAATACCACTATTCATATTTAACATTACCATTGGTAAGAAACCATTTAGTATATTGTTTGTATGTAAGTTACTTAATTCAGCTTCTACAATAGAATACTGAAGTGATGATATCCAATCAGGTAAAGAATAGTAATATAAGTTAGGAGTATAATTCTTAACCCAAAGTATTTCCATCTTCTCATTCGATGTTTCAAATGCAGGAATCTTTTTCTTATCTCTAATCTTTCTTTGGTCATTCCAATCTACACAATAGTAGTAGTTCTGAATCTTTGGATTATCATATATCTTTTCAGCACGAAGTGTTTGTACGGGTATGTGATAAAACTTAATTATCTTCGTATGCTCATCGTTCCAATAGACTTGGAATGCGGCATTACCAAATAGTTTTAAATCGAATGATGCCCTCTTAACATCCTCTTGCGGTAGTATCTTTTGTAGTGTTGTATCGAACTCTAATCTTTTAGAGTAGATACCTTTACCAAATATTAAATCTGCAATACCTTCTATACATGCAGCTGTTGTTGTTGATTGATTGTATGCAACAGATACCGCATCAAAGAAATCATCATGTCCATTTATTCCAAATGGAATCCATCCGTATCTTGTTCTAGTATCTTCGGTAACTATTGGTAGGGAGTTATTTCCCTTTAAACCAAAGACTGATAAGTTTACTTCTTTATTCATATTAGTTCATTATAATATATTGGTTACTGCTATCTGATGAGATTGAACCACTGTTAATTGGTATTTGATTTATGTATTCCGGCTTAGATACTGATTGTGAGCCAAAGACCTGAATACTTCCATTCCATAATTCAGTTGTACCCTTTTTCAATGTTGCTCTAAACTCTTGTCCAACATATGCACCACTTATACTTGCAGTTACTGCAAGCATGCTTTCACATTGGTTATATGATTGTGATGTAAGTGAAGCAGTATAATTAGTTTGAGTTAACATATCTTGTAGTGACATTGTAAATGCACTAGATGTAGTTTGATTCGTTCTAAATGTATATCCGTTACTGCCTGATATGAAATATGTAAGCATTATCTCGTAATAGTTTATGTTCTTCTATATTTAACACCATCCAAAGTAAAAATAGTAGGTAAATAAAAAAACCCCACTCAATTAAGAGTAGGGTCTAATATTTTTAAAATGCTATACTGATTAGTCGTTAGTTCCGTAAACCACTGTGTAGTTATTGGTTAAACCTGCTAATGGATTTGCGGTAGTTGAGCCAGATAAGAATTGAGCTGGTAACTTCTCCATACCAGTCATAGTAACGGAATAACCATAAAGGTCTCCCATTGCTGCTCCTGTCTGAATTGTACCTGCAGTTAAGTCTGCACCTTCTTCTTTACCTACTAAAAATGCTTCTCCGTTCATTGTTGCTACGATGATTTGAGGTCTACCATAAGCCATAAGCTTTAATTGGGTAGTCATTTCATTTGTTAATTTCTTTAAGTTAAGAGTTAACTCTTGCGTAAAGAAAGTA